AACCTGAATATTGGGTTCTGTCCCTTTCAGGTGGTAAGGATTCCACCGCCCTTGGCCTTGAATGGCTGAAGCGCCACCAGCAAGACCCGGTTACATATCCGTTGCATGAAGTCATTTACTGTGACACTGGAATGGAGTTCCCGGCAATGGTTGAGCATATCAACCGCCTTGAACAGATTTTCACCGGAGCCGGGATCAAGTTCACACGGCTGAAATCTGAAAAATCTTTTGAATATTTGATGTTTGAGTATCAGCCCAAGAAAAAGAACCCTGAACTTCAGCATTTGAAGGGGAAAAGTTGGCCCACTTCAAAAGTTCGTTGGTGTACTGGCGAACTAAAACAAAAGATTGTTTCCCGTTATTTTAAGCAACTTCGGAAGCAAAAGACTGTGATTCAGCTTGTGGCCCTTGCCGCTGATGAAAAATACCGGCTTGAACGGAAAAACAACCAAGACCCTAACCACCGCCACCCTTTAATTGATTGGGGCTGGACTGAAGCAGATTGCCTGAAGTATTGCTATGAAGCCGGGTTTGATTGGGGTGGGCTATATGAATTGTTTCGCCGCCCGTCTTGCTGGTGCTGTCCACTTCAGCCATTGGATGAACTTCGGAAGTTACGAAAACACTTCCCTGATTTGTGGGCAAAGCTGTTGGATATGGAACACCGCACTTGGAATACCTTCAAAGAATTCTATACGGTTGACCAACTGGAAATCCGCTTTGCCTTTGAAGAAGAACGGTTGGCCGCTGGCCTTCCAATCAACCGAACCCGTGAATTTATGTCAGCACTTCGGAAACGGCTTGAAGAAGCTGGATTCCCACAAAATAAATAGGAGGTTATAAGTGTGAACACCTTTGCAAAGCGTTTGAAGTACGCAATGGAACAGGCTGATTTGAAGCAATCGGCCCTTTCCGAACAGGCCGGGATTTCCAAGGCCGCAATCAGTCAGTATCTTTCCGGGAAGAACACCCCCAACCAAGAGCGGATCAAGGCGCTGGCCGATGTTACCGGCGTGACCTTTGATTTCCTGATGGGATACGGAGCCGCCCCGGTTACTGATGCCCCGCCCCCGGTGAAGAAAATCAGCGTGAAGGAAGCGGCCCGGTGTATGGGCAAATCTGATCAGTTTGTCAGGATCGGCCTTCAGCGTGGCCTTCTGCCTTTCGGTAACGCTGTTCCCGGCACCGGGAACAACTGGAACTATTACATTAACCCCACCAAATTCAGGGAGTATGTGGGCGCTGAAGCGTTTAACAGCTTCTTTGGCTTGACTGCCTGACAGATTGGGGGGGGGGAATAAGTGAAACCAGCGAAAAACGAGGTGGGCGGCGGTGTGCGGTTGCCTAAATCGTTCTATGAACGCCCCCTTACCCCGAAAGAAGCCCAATTTGCCACAGATAACATCAATATTGTTTGGTGGTATTTAGACCAACAGGGCCTTGAACGGGCTGAATGGTTTGATGTGGTGATTTTCCGGTATCTGATCAGTGTAAAGCGGTGGTTTGCCCTTCCTGATCTTCAGAAAGTGAAGTTTGTCACTGTGGCCTGTAATGCTATGCGGTCAGCCATTGGGAATGCACGGCGCAAGAGCGCCAAAGAACCCCAAACTGTTAGCCTGTATGAGCCTATCCCCGGAACTGAAGATCTGTTGTATATCGACACGATAGCGGCCCCGGAAATTTTGTAAGAAGGTGAAGTAATGGAAATTAAATATAATGTTCAGGCCCCGCCCAAGAAAGCCTTCAACGGTGGAGCCAAGAGCGAGGAAGTCAAAGCCATTGAAGATTTCCTGACCAGCGGGAACGCAAAGAATATGTGCTTTGAGTATGGCACCGAGAAAGAAGCTAAAACCAAACTTTCCACGGTTTCTTCCCATAAGCGCAAGTGGAATGAGAAGAACCCCAAGAAGTATGACGCTTACCGGGTGGGCAACTGCATTTACATTGTCCGCCTGACTGGAAAGAAAGGATGATAAAGATGTTGCAAATCGGAATGACCGTGAAGGTGCTTCCTGATGCGGAGTACGGCGGCAAATATACCGGGTGTGTTGGTGTAGTGAAGAACTACTATTCCAGCAAGAAAAAGGCCGGTGTGGAGTTGGAAAAGGTTCAGAATGACGCAAGTTCCAAGGGCCTGTTTTGGTTTTCGGAAGATAAGCTGGCACCGGCCAATGATTTCTTGGGAAGCGTTTCAAAAATAATGAATGCTATGAATTGTCGGTGCAGTTTCCCCCTTCACCATACCGGCGTTCCCCCTGTGAAGAAGGTGATCTTCAGTGGCCCCAAAACTATTGTGCTGTGGGCAGATGGCACCAAAACCATTGTTTCCTGTGGCGCTGGTGATACATACGACTACTACGCCGGGTTCTGTGCCGCTGTGGTGAAGAAGATGTTTGGTTCTACCACCCACGCCAAGAAGGTTTTGGGTGAAGTGGTTCAGGTGAAATGATCACGCTATTTCAACACCAGCAACAGGCCCTTGACCTGACGGAAGGCCACAACCGATGCGCCTATTACCTTGATATGGGACTTGGGAAAACTTTTGTCGGTTCAGAAAAAGCCCTGACCCTAAATAGCCGGGTAAACCTGTTGATCTGCCAATGTTCCAAGGTTTCTGATTGGATAGATCACATGGTTGAGAACTACGCCATGAACCATTGTTGGATGATTTATGACCTGACCAATAAGAAGGAATTTGATTGGTTTATGGCGGCGGTTGCTGAAACCGACAACCCAACCCGGATTTGCGGCGTGATCAACTATGAACTGACCTTCAGGCGTAAGATTTTGAAAACCCTTTCCGGGTTTACGCTGATGCTTGATGAAAGTTCCTTGATCCAGAATGAGAACGCCAAGCGGTCAAAGTTCATTCTTGGGCTGAACCCTGATAATGTGATCCTTCTGTCTGGTACGCCCACGGGCGGCAAGTATGAAAAGCTGTGGAGCCAATGCCGCCTTTTGGGATGGAACATATCAAAGGAACTGTTTTGGAAGCAGTACATTGAAACGGAATGGGTTGAAGAAGATGGATTCTGGCGGCAGAAAATCACCGGTTACAAAAATGTTGACCGGCTGAAGAAGAAGCTGGCTGAACATGGGGCGGTATTTATGACCACCGATGATGCCGGAATTGACCTTCCTAAACGGAACTTTGTTCCCGTTAGAACGCCCCCGGCAAAGGAATATTGGAAGTTCTGGCGGGAACGGGCGATCAGCATAAACACCGCCGCCCTTCAGGAATTTGAACTTGATTCAGATTTTTGGGGTTCCAATGAAAGCTATGAGCGGGAATTGATTGGTGATACCAGCTTGACCCGCCGCCTGTATGCCCGTCAGCTTTGCGGCCTATATAACCCGAACCGGTATAAGGCATTTCGGGAACTGGTGGAGAGTACGGAAGATCGCTTGATTGTGTTCTATAACTTCACTGAAGAAATGGAGCGCATGAAGGGAATTGTAAAGGGCATGAACCGCCCTGTGTCCATCCAGTCTGGTGAAGTCAAGGATTTGGGCGCTTACAATTTCAAATCCAATTCTGTGACCTTCATTCAGTATCAGGCCGGGGCAAGAGGGGGCAACTTCCAAAAGGCCAACAAGATTATTTATTTCAGCCTTCCCGAAAGTTGGGAACTGTGGGAGCAGAGCCAAAAGCGGATTCACCGCATGGGACAAGAACGGCCATGCTTCTATTACTGGATGATTTGCCCCGGCACCGTGGAAGAAAGCATTTTTTCCACCTTGCAAATGAGAAAGGACTATAACGATGAACTGTTCAGAAAATACGAGGACGGCCACCCAAAGGGCTAAACAAAATCTGTGGTTTCGGCGTATGTTTTCCGTTGCCTTGCTGATAGGGGTACTGATTGGGTTCCTGTTTGCCAAAGTACCAATCTGGTTTTCTACCCCGGAGCCTACCACCACGGCGGTTTTGTACGGGGCCTATACCGGTCAAGCTGTCAAAGTTCAGAGTGATGGAACCATTGTTCAGGCCGGTGACTTCACCCCTTTGAATGTCCCTATGGATGAAAGCCTTCAGGAATATGTTTATTGGATGGCGGATGCCTATGAAGTTGATTTCACTTTCCTGATGGCCCTGATCCGCAACGAAAGCAACTTCCAAGCGGATGTTATCAGCACCACCAATGATTATGGCCTGATGCAGATTAACCAGAAAAACCATGAATGGTTGTCCAATGCCGTTGGCGTAACGGATTTCCTTGACCCTTACCAGAATATTCAAGCCGGTATTTATATCCTTGGCACCCTGTTTGAAAAGTACGATGATCCACACAAGGTTCTGATGGCTTACAACATGGGGGAAAGCGGCGCTTCCAAGCTGTGGGATCAAGGGATTTACCAAAGCAAATATTCCCAACGGGTGATTGGCTACCAAGAAACCTACATAAAGGAGTTGAACGGAAATGATCAAATGTGAAAACGCTTGTCCCCGTGGAAAATTTGATGGGTGTTGCCATAAATGCCCGGATTTCCACACTTGCCCTGATTCCTGTCAGGAAGATCCCAACACCTGTGGTTCTTCCACCTTTGATGAAGAAGCAGGGCTTCAAGCCTTCCAGCAATCCCAGCTTGCCACCCTGAACGCTATTGCGTCCCTGACTTCTCACAAAAAGGCCATTGAAGAACAGGAAAAGACCATGAAAGCGGCCTTGTATGATGCCATGATGAAGTTTGGCGTGAAGAAGTTTGAAAGTGATGTGCTGAACCTGACCTTGGTTGAACCCACCACCAGCACCACTATTGATTCAGCCAAGCTGAAGAAAAAATATCCCGCTATTGCGGCGGAATGCTCCAAACCTAATCCCAAGGCCGGTTATGTGAAGATCACTCTGAAGGGTGGTGGGCAATAATGGAAGGATTGACCCTAAAAGAAGCTAACGCTTGGGCAAGTGAAATGAGCCGTATTGTTTGCGGCACTATTCATGAACTACTTGCGGCGGCTGATAAGCACAATATTGACCGTGATTCCGCTGTTGAGTATTTTTCTGATCTGTTTTCGACTATGGCGAGTGTGGCAACTTTTGAACATTATGAAATGGACGGTGGGGCCGATGCCAAGAGATGAATTTTGGGATGCCCTGAAAGAACACGCCCACCGGAACCGCCAAGAACGGGTTTCCAAGAACCCTGACCGGATCGCTTATGCTATCCAGCAATTTGAAGCCCACGGGATTGAATACCAGTTGAAGAACCGGCAGACCGGCCACTTCCATTGCTGGCGGAAGTCTGATGATAAACTATTCCAGTTTTACGCTGGCACCGGCAAGATTCAGGGCCTTCAGACCCGTGGAATTCACAACCTGATCAAGATATTGGAGGGGTGAGCCTATGCAAGATGAAATTAGATTTATGTACCCACCGAAAGGTAAGCGCCGCCACCAGTATTGCCGATTGGAGCGCAACGGGAAGGAAATGTGGCTTGATTTAACTGCGTTGCGCCTTTGCACTTCCAATGAAAGCGCCCCAGTTTATACGCTGGACGGTGAAAAGCTGGTGTTTGATCACTTTGAACGGGCCGGAGCGCTTCACAAAGAAGGGGTGTACTGATGGCCGGTGAAAAGAACTTTGAAACCCGTCTGAAAAAATGGCTGGAAAGCGAAGGGATTTATCCTTTGGGTGAACCAGTTGACCGGATGGGAACCCCGCCTTGTGGGTATTGGGAAAAGCGTTGGGGCGGTGGAAGGTATGTGAAAAGCGGCCTTCCTGATATGCGAATTGTGGTGAAAGGGCTGGCCCTTGAAGTGGAACTGAAGGCTACTACCGGCACCCCTTCAAAACTGCAAAAGCGCAACATTGCCCAAATCAACAATTCCGGTTGCTTCGGCTTCATCCTGTACCCGGAAGGCTTTGAAACCTTCAAGAAAATTGTGAAAGGGGTGAAACAATGCGAGTTTCCCACAGCCGGGTTGATCTCTTTAATAGATGCCCATACAGATACCGCTTGCGATATGTGGAAGGGCTGAACACTATCCCTGACACAGAACCCGACAACGCTTTGATCCTTGGCACCGCCCTTCATACGGGCATTGAAGAAGGGGTTGAAAAGGCCCTTGACTTCTACCAGTCCAGCTTCCCAATTCTGACGGATGATCATGTGAATGAAATGATGAAGCTGGAAGCCATGATACCCAAGGCCAAGGCCATGTTGCCACCGGGCGGCACCTTTGAACTTCCCATTGGGAATGCTGATTTTGTTGGGTTCATGGATTATCTGGTTCCAGTTGGAAGAGGGGTAAAGCTGGATGGGCTGTTTTCTGGTGAAGATTTAGAAGAATTTGAAGCCTTTGATCTGTATGACTTCAAGTATTCCAATAACGCCAAAAGCTATGCTGTTTCCGGTCAGCTTCATGAATACAAGTTTTGGTATGAATTGACCCACCCCGGCCACCGGATCAGGAATATGTATTTTCTGATTGTCCCAAAGGTGAAAATCAGGCAGAAAAAAACGGAAACCATTCAGCAATTCCGGGACAGGTTGCAGGATGCTTTGAAGGATGCTGAACCATCTCTATTGCCAGTTCGGTATGACCCCATGAAAATCATTGGCTTTTTAACCGATGTGAAGCACATGGTTGAAGCCGCAGATTTCCCCAAGAACCCTAACCACTTTTGCGGTTGGTGTGAATATCAAGAATACTGTGAGAAAGGATGGGATTATATGTTACTTCCCAAAAATGAACGGCGCAATCTGAACGCCACCAAGAAGAAGGTTGTCTGGTTGTATGGCGCACCCTTCAGCGGTAAGACCTTCTTTGCAAACCAGTTCCCCGATCCCCTGATGCTGAACACGGATGGCAACATCAAGTTTGTGGATGCTCCCTATATCGCCATTCGGGACACCGTGACGGTAGAAGGCCGGTTGACCAAGCGGTACTTGGCTTGGGAAGTCTTTGCTGATGTCGTGGCCGAGTTGGAGAAGAAACAGAACGACTTCAAAACCATTGTGGTTGACCTTCTGGAAGATACCTATGAGGCTTGCCGGGTGTATATCTGTGATCGGCAGGGCTGGAAGCATGAAAGTGATGATTCCTTCCGGGCGTGGGACATGGTTACTTCCGAGTTCCTGAACACCATCAAGCGGCTGGTCAATCTGGACTATGAAAATATCATCCTGATCAGCCATGAGGACAGAAGCCGGGATTTGACCCGCAAGAGCGGTGACAAAATCAGTTCTATCCGCCCCAATCTTCGGGAAAAGGTTGCCAACAAGGTTGCTGGTATGGTTGACCTTGTGGCCCGTATCGTGGCGGATGATAATGACCGGGTTCTTTCCTTCAAGGCTTCGGAAGTGATCTTTGGTGGTGGGCGGCTGACTGTCCACAACAAGGAAATCCCGCTGGATTATGAAGCCTTCTGTGAAGTCTACGAGGAAGCCAATCAGAAGGCCGCAGGAGCCATGAAACATGGCGGCAATACCCCGGCTACCCCCGCACCGGAAACGGCTGACAGCGGCGAACAGAAGCCCACCAGACGGAGCAGAAAGCCCAAAGAGGAAGAGCCACCGGCCCCTAATCCTGAAGATGTGGAAGATGCTGAACGGGCGGCGGCTGGCGATCCTGATGGTACATGGACACCGGGCGGCGGTGAAGCAGATGATTCCGACCCTGTGGAACAGACGGAGCCGAAAGACTTGCCCAAATGCCCTGATGGGGAACGGATCTTCAAGCAGTTCAACGACAGCAAGGGTGAAATCCCTCTTTGTCCAAATATTGATGCCGGCCACCGTTGCCACAAGGAAGGCGGCCCTGATGCTTGCCCCCTGTGGGATCGTCCCAAGGACACCGAACCTGCACCCAAGATGGATGTGAACCCGCCCCGGCGCACCCGGAAGAAGCGTGAACCCCATGAAGATTGATCCTTGCCCCTGTGTGATCAGCTTAAAGGATGGTTCAGTTCACACGCTGTTTGAATTCCGCCACTTCTTGGAACTGGTGGAAGATTGCATGGGCTATGATGCCGCCAAATGGTTAAGAACCCATGTGGAACAGGCGGAAAAGGCCGCTGATTATACCCAAGCCAAGGTTGATACTGACCTGACCGCTTATGAAAGCGATTTGGAGAGCAACCGCAGAGCCTTTCAGGATATTCAAGCGGAAGCCGCCGCAATTACCCAAGTTCTTCAAGGGAAGCGGGTTGATCGTCAAAAAATCGCCCATTCCGTGAGGGAAATAGGAAAGATCATTTCCAATCAACTTTAGGAGGTAAACACCATGAATGATGCGCTGAACAAGTTCAAAGCGGAAATGGAAAAGCGGGGACTGTTCCGCAAAATTACCGTTGCCGCAAACCTGATCCCCCCCCCGCCCGGCCTTAACCCGGAAGCCCTGATTGCCATTCACAAGCTGGCCGCAAAAGAAGCCCTGATCATGTATGCACAGAAGCATGATGATTTCAGTGACCTTTTGGCTGAAGCGGCCTTTGATAACCTGTTTGACACCATCCTTACGGATGATCTGTTCAAGCCGGTTGAGGGGTTCACACCTACTGACGAGGAACGGGCCAAAATGGAGGAAGCAGAGAAAACCGCTAAAGCACTTTCCGGCCTGTTCGACATTCTGAAGAACATCTAAAATTACATTTAGGAGGAAATTTATTATGGCTATCGACTTTGACAAGATTGATCGTACCGTTGATCTGAAGGGCCTTCAGGCCGATGTGGAGGATGCCAAGAAGAATGGCGGCGGGGACTTCCCCACCATTCCCGCTGGCAAGTATGAAGCCCGTGTGGAGAGCATGGAAATCAAAGGAACCAAGGCAGACCCCAACCGCCCCATGTTGGCTGTGTCCTTCAAGATTCTGTCCGGTGAGTACAAGAACCAGCGCCTTTTCATGAACCGTGTTCTGTACGGCACCAAGAATGACAAGAACATGATCGCTTCCGCTATGGGCTTCTTGGAAAAGTTGGATTCCGGGGTTCCCATCAGCTTCACCAGTTACAAGCAGTTTGCCCAACTTGTCCTTGATGTAGCGGAAGCCATTGACGGGAAGCTGGAATATGCGGTGGATTACGATGATACCCGCTTCAATTCCATTAGCATTGATGAAGTCTTTGAAGTTGAGGATTGAAAACCGGTGTGCACTTTTTTATAATCAAATTGAGCACTATATGTACTCATATTGACTTTTTTGAACCTTAATTTTCAAAAACGCCGGGGCAAGCGCCCCGGTTGGCCCCAAGGTGAAGCCTTCCCGTGGCGGGGCTGTTTTCACTGATTCACCGAAAATTCCTTCAGAAAGTGGGTGACACGATGATCTTCTATGACTTTGAGGTTTTCGCTTATGATTGGCTGGTTGTCCTGATTGACTTGGACGCCAAACAGGAAACCGTGATCATCAATGACCCTGACAAATTAAAAGGCTTCTATGAGAGCCACAAGGAAACCATTTGGGCCGGGTACAACAGCCGCCATTATGACCAATTCATTTTGAAGGGTATCTTGTGCGGGTTCAACCCAAAGAAAGTGAATGACTGGATCATCCTTGATGATAAACCCGGCTATCGGTTTTCAAGCCTGTTCAGGAACTTCCCCCTGATTAACTATGATGTGATGCCCAATCCGCCTATCAGCCTGAAGGCGCTGGAAGCCTTCATGGGGCATTCTATCAAGGAAACCACAGTTCCCTTCGATATTGACCGGCCTTTGACAGAAGCGGAGCTGGCGGAAACGGTCAAATATTGCCGCCATGATGTGGAAGAAACTGTGGAAGTATGGGTTCGCAATATTGCGGAATTCAACACCACAATGTTCTTTGTAAATCACTTTCATCTTGGAAGTAATTCTATTGGGAAAACCAAAGCCCAGCTTGCCGCAGAGATTTTGGGCGGGAATGGGAAGGGAAAATCTTTTGATGATGAATTTGACTTTCCAATTTTAGATTGCTTACGGTTGAAAAAATATCGTTTTGTGGCGGACTGGTACAAAAACCCCGTTAATCATGATTATGGGAAGGCGCAGGAGAATATAACCGTTGCCGGTGTTCCACATACCTTTGCTTGGGGCGGTGGGCACGGCGCTATTCCCAAATATCACGCCCACGGGATCTTCTTGGTGATTGATGTTACAGCCTATTACCCATCCTTGCAAAAGCAATTCAAAATTGGGTATCGGGTAATGGATCATCCTGAAAACTTTGAGTTCATCCATGATAGCAATATTGAATTCAAGCGCAAGGGAGATAAAAAAGCCCGTCAGCCATTCAAGATCATGGACAATGCTATTTCAGGGCAGATGAAGCAACCACAATCGGCCCTTTACGACCCCATGAGCAACAACACCATTTGTATCAACGGCCAACTTCTGCTTCTGGATTTAGTTGAACACCTTGAACCCTATTGCAAACTTGTTCAGAACAACACAGATGGTATCATTGTCCAGCTTGCGGATTATGACCGGGATTTTGAAAAGATTGATGATGTGGTTTGGGAATGGGAGCAAAGAACCGGAATGAAGATGGACTTTGATACTTTCATGGGTGACATTTATCAGAAAGATGTAAACAACTATTTTTTGGTTGACCGGGAAACCGGGGCGGTTAAAGCCAAGGGCGCTTATGTAAAAAAACTGTCTGATCTGGATTATGACCTTCCTATTGTCAACCGGGCCATTAGTGAATACTTTTCCCACAAAACCACACCAGAGGAAACCATTATGGGGTGTGGAGATTTGCGAGATTTCCAAAAGGTTGTAAAAGTTTCCAGCAAATATGAATGTGCGCTTTACTCCCCTGTTATCACTATGGAGAAAATCAGGGACGAAAAAGGCCGTTCAAAAAATGTGAAAAGGTTCAGCGGCGGTGAAGTTCAAACTGATAAAACATTCCGTGTGTTCGCTTCAACTGACCGGAGCAAGGGCGGATTGTTCAAAGTGTCCGGTAAAGTGGTAAAGGGCCGCAAGAAAAACCCTGAAAAATTCGGGAACACCCCGGAACATTGCTTCATTATCAATGATGATGTGACAAATCTTCCCGTTCCCGATGAACTGGACAGACAGTATTACATTGATTTGGCGTGGAAGCGCCTAAAAGACTATGGAGTTGACCGGGAAGGGGGGGGGATTTGAGCCATGCAACTATTCAGAGGATATGTCCCGACAAAAGACAAACAGTGTCTTGAAAAGTTCAAGGGAAGAAAACGGTTAAACACCCTTGAAGAAGTTCAAGACCTTGACGAATACGCCGCTATTCTTGGGGATGAAACAATCCTGATTGATGTGGATAATGCGGAAACCAGTGAACTTCTATTCCATATTGTTCAGGACTTGGGCTTGAAATGCCGGGTATATGCGACCACACGGGGCAAACACTTCTATTTCCGAAACCCTGAAGGGTATGTGGAAAAAAGCTGGACAAAACAGACCTTGGCCCTTGGTATTGAAACAGATTCCAAGGTTGGGCGGAACAACAGCTATGCCATTATGCGCTTCAATGGGGTTGATCGGGAAATCATTCAGGATTGCCCGGAAGATGAAATTCAAGACCTTCCCAAGTGGTTGACCCCGGTAAAAACCAACATGAAGTTCTTGGATATGAGAGCCGGAGACGGGCGGAACCAAGCCCTGTTCAACTACATTCTAACCCTTCAAAGTGAGGACTTCACCAAGGAAGAAGCCCGTGAAACTATCCGCATGATCAACCGGTATGTGCTGGAAGATCCCCTTTCTGACCGGGAACTTGAAACAATCCTTCGGGATGATGCCTTCAAAAAGCCTATCTTCTTCAAGGATAAAACATTTCTGTTTGATAAGTTTGCGGTTTACCTGAAGAATAACAACCATATTGTGAAAATCAATAACCAGCTTCACATTTACCGGGATGGCATTTATGTTCCGGGCGCTATGGAAATTGAAGCGCAAATGATCAAGCATATCCCAAACCTAAAACGGGCGCACCGGTCAGAGGTTTTAGCTTATCTGGAAGTAATGTTTCAGACCGAGGGAGAAACCAGAGCCACCAACCCTAATATCATTGCCTTCAGCAATGGCCTTTACAATATCCGGGATGGTTCTTTCATGGACTTTACCCCGGAAATTGTGATTACCAATAAAATTCCGTGGCCCTACAACCCCGCTTCCCACAATGACCTTTTGGACTATACATTAAACCGGCTGGCTTGTAATGATCCTGAAGTCCGGGCCTTGCTGGAAGAAATGGTGGGCTATTGTCTGTACCGGCGCAATGAACTTGGCAAAGCCTTCATTCTGATTGGCGATAAGAGCAACGGCAAATCCACCTTCCTTCATGTGGTCAAAAATATGTTGGGGGATAAGAATATTGCTTCCCTTGACCTGAAAGAACTTGGGGACAGGTTCAAAACCGCTGAACTGTTCGGAAAGCTGGCGAACATTGGTGATGATATTGGGGATGAATTTATTGCCAATGCGTCTGTATTCCGCAAACTGGTAACAGGCGAACGGGTGAATGTGGAGCGGAAGGGCCAAGATCCCTTTGAATTCAATAATTATTCCAAGTTCCTGTTTAGTGCTAATGTGATCCCCCGCATGAAGGATAAGACCGGAGCCGTTCAAAGGCGCTTGGTGATTGTTCCCTTTGATGCCAAGTTTACCCCCAATGATGCAGATTTCCGCCCATTTATTAAAGATGAGTTGTGTGAACAAAGTTCAATGGAATATCTGATCCAGTTGGGCTTGAATGCCCTGAAGCGTGTTCTGACCAATGCCGCCTTTACCACTTCCAGCCGGGTTCAGGGGCAACTTGACGAGTACGAACAGAACAACAACCCCATTATTGGCTTCATTCAGGAAATCGGACTGGATGGGATCATCAATGAAGCCACTGATACAGTTTATCGGAGATATAAAGAATATTGCATTTCAAACAATTTCCAAGCCCTATCCAAAATTGAGTTTTCCCGACAAATCTGCAAACGCTGTGGCTTAACCAGTGGAGCAAAGTATATCAAGGGAAGAAAAACAAGAATTTTCGTGGAAGAAGGTGATTTATGATGGCCGGTTCTAAAAAAGTGTTCGCCACCCTTGGGAGTTCAAACCATGTGCCTGAAGAACGGGAAGCCTTTGACTACTACGCCACCGATCCAAAAGCTGTGGAAATGCTGTTGGAACTGGAACAGTTTGCCCCGGTGATTTGGGAACCGGCCTGTGGTGAAGGCCACATTTCCAAGGTGCTTCAGGCACACGGTTATCAAGTCATTTCCACCGATCTTGTTTACCGGGGCTTTGGTGATCCTGAACCGCTGGACTTCCTGAAGGAAACTTTGGATGGATTTGAAGGCGATATAATCACCAACCCGCCATATTCAACGGGGCTTGAATTTGTTCAACGGGCGCTTGAAAGCGTCCGCCCCGGTGGGAAAGTGGCAATGTTCCTGAAGGTTCAATTTTTGGAAGGACAGAAGCGGGGGGCCTTCTTTAAGAATCCCCCCCCCCCCGTATAGTCTACATATCCCGTTCCCGTTTGGCCTGTTATAAGAACGGAGATATGAGCGTTAAGCCCGAAAGCGCCATTGCTTATGCGTGGTATGTATGGGAAAAAGGATTTACCGGTGATCCGGTGATTAAGTGGTTCAACTGAAAGGGTGGTGGAACATGAACCATCAGTATTCAAAATTCAAAAATAAAGCTATCCCCTATGCCAAAGTTGGGCGGCGGGTATTTGGAAGCCTATGTTGAAACGATCAATTTTCTTACCCGCCTTTCTGCAAGGTATTCCCGCCTGATAGCGGAACCCGTTGCAAAGCTGGCAGGTGAAATCATTGATCATGCAGAAAAGGCCAACAGCATTTTTCCTTCTGATGTTCAACGGATTGAATTGCGGAAGGCCCACTTGCTGGAAGCAAGGGCTTCCCTGATGGCGCTGGATGTGCGCCTTACCCATGTTTACCTGATTTTGAACCAAAACCCTGAAGGGGCTTTTACCACTTCCAAAGGGGTTGCGGTGAAATCCAATGACGCTATTGAAAAGCTGGATAAGATGGCCCAAAATTTAGGCGAACTGATCGACAAGGAAAACGAACTTTTGAAAGGGGCAATCAAAAATGTAAGTGCAAAAATGAAATCTTAACTTCAAAATTAGGTGTATCTCTATGAATGCTTCCTTCGGCGGTTTGGTGGTGGCTCCGCTCCCCTAATTACAATAACAACAACAATTTCGTTATTGTCTGGACTGATGGCAACTACAACAATAACAACGCTAATAATTCTGGTGGGTTGCGGCCCGGATTTTGCAAATATACACGGTCGAATGTAGTAACAGAAACCCGGCTTTGGGCTTCAGGTGAAGGATGACCGATGTAAAAGGAGAGATACTTCCTTGGGTAGCCAATCCCTAAAACTGCCCCGCTTGGGAAAGCGGGATGGGGTATAACCTATTTTATAGCCGATACCCTTTCTTTTGACACCCATGCACGGACGCTTCTTGCATGGTGGGCGAATGTGCCATAGCCCATTTCATGTGTATGGGTAAAGCAGATTAGAAGGCACCCTACAATTTATCTGTGCGAAAGGCGAATACTTTTTTAATTATGAACAGTCAGGAACGGCGGGAAGCCCGCTACCAGCGCCGCAAAGCAAAGCGGCAAGCAAAGAAACAAGCCCGATCTGATAGCCTTGGATCGGTGAATCAGGTTTTCAGTTACCGGAAAATGTTTTTCTATGGCCGTAAGTGCTGTAATGGGGTAAGGTGGAAGCAAAGTGTTCAAAACTTTGAAGCCCACCTATTTTCAGGAACAGCCAAACGGCGGCGGGAAGTATTGGATGGAACATGGAAACCAAAAAGCTGTACCCATTTCACCCTTCGGGAGCGTGGAAAGGTACGGCCTATTGATGCGCCGCATATCACAGATCGGCAAATTCACAAGACCCTTTGCAATGAAGTTCTTGTGCCGTTGTATAACCCCTGTATGATCTATGAAAACGGGGCTTCACAGAAGAATAAGGGCCTTCACTGGCACTATAAACGGCTGAAGGAACAGCTTCATTGGCATTACCGGCGCTATGGTCGGGAAGGGGCCGTTTTACTGATTGATTTGAAAGGGTTCTTTCCCAATGCACCCCATGAAATTCTTTACCAGCGGCACCGGGAATTGATCTTGAACCCTGATCTTCAAAGAATTGCTGATACCGTCATTCAATATTCACCATGTCCAACACCGGGCCGGGGAATGCCTTTGGGTGTGGAACCATCACAACAAGAAATGGTTGCCATGCCCAGCAAAATTGATCACTGGATCAAATGTCAGGCCCGTGTGGACTATGAAGCCCATTACATGGATGATTACCTTATGACCTTCCCCAGTGTTGATGAAGCAAAGTTCATGGGGCATGAAATTGTAAGACGGTTTGAAGCCGCTGGAATTCGGGTGAACAAGCGGAAATGCAAAGTGATCCCACTTACAAAGCCGTTTCGGTTTTGTAAGGCCCGATTTACATTGACCGAAACCGGAAAGGTGAAAGTGAATGGAAGCCGGGATGGAGTGAAACGGGCAAGGCGAAAGCTGAAGCTATTTCACAAAGAATTCAAAGAGGGAAAAAGAACCTTCTTTGATATTGAACAGTACATGGAATGCCAAAGCGCATATTACCGGAACTTCAATGATCATGGGCGGTTATTGCGTTTGCGGCGGCTGTATCATGCTATCTTTTTCGGAGGTGCGGAATGTTTAGAATCATCAAAGACGGGGCCTCTATTGGCCTAACTGAAAATCTGAACTATATCAAACAAGCCGAAAATGGTTGCTATGTCCTTTGCCCGGAGCCTGATGCTTCGGGCATTGTTTTTGGCGGCACCGTTTATCACTTGCTTGGAAGAACAGGTTTGGACGGGGTTGAAACCGTCAGTTTGGAAGAAGCTGATGGTGGTATGGAGATCATCAAGGCTACTGAAGCTGGTGGAATCGTGTTCGTGACTATGGCAGAAGCCGGGAACATTGATCCTGAAACAGCGGCGGAACACGCTGAACTGTTTGCTGAATGGGCATACCCCATCAACTACCAAACCGGTCAAATCCGCCGTTATAAAGGAACCCTTTACAAGTGTGTTCAGAATCATACTTCCCAAGCTGATTGGACACCTGACACCGCTTCCAGCCTGTGGAGCAAAACCAGTGATCCCGCTGAAGAATGGCCTGAATGGTCGCAACCCATAGGGGCGCATGATGCTTACCCCAAGGGGGCAAAAGTAAGCCACAATTCCAAGCATTGGATTTCTACGGCGGAAAACAATGTTTGGGAACCCGGTGTATATGGATGGGAGGAAGTAACCGATGCAGTATGAAAACTACCTTGCACGAAAAAGGGCAAGGTTTGAAGGTATTTGCGGCCATGTGAATATTCCCTATGGAACCGCCCTGACTGTTCAGGGCGGTTTTATTATGTGGAAAGGTCAACAGGTTTGTGGGATCACCAGCCAAAACGCCTATGATTACTTCACCCAAAACGATGATGGCTGGGGAAAGGAACGGGGCGAATTGGTTTCTTCCATTCTTCTTTTGCTGGAACGGCGGGATAACGGGTATCAGAGCCGGTGGGATAAGGTTTGGGCGGATGCCCGTTGCCAACAGTACAAGCGCCCGGATCACGATGATCATTGGATTTGGAACTTTGAGTTCTATAATGCCCCGGTGGAGGATTTGAAGCACATTTTCAATCTGATCAGAAAGGGGTGAACAGGGAATGACGGTTTACCAATGGTTGTGCTTGCTTGGCATTCCGGCTTTGATTGCGGCGGCTTTCAAATACCTGTATAGCCAAATCAAACACAATTCTGAAGATTCCAAAGCCCTGAAAGCGGGAATTCAGGCACTTTTGAGGGCGCAAATGATCAGTGATTTCAATAAATATTCCGAAAAGGGCTATGCCCCGATTTATGCACGGGATAATTTTGAAAACTGCTGGAAGCAATATCATTCATTGGGGGTGAATGGGGTAATGGATGATCTTCACATGAAGTTCTTGGAACTTCCTACTGATGCCCCGGAAGCATGAGCCGGGTAAAGAAAAAGCCGAAAAAAGAGTTTTCCAAACTGATCTTGATTTGTGCGGGGGCCGTTACTGTGTTGGTAACGGCCTTCACTTTTATCATGGTTTGGAGAACCAACGATCTTTCCCCATTGGCCTATCTGATCCCCGCTGTCTTTACTGAATTAGGGGTTGGAACCGGGTTTTACTATTCCAAAGCCAAGGCAGAAAACCGGATCAAATTGCGGAAGATGTACGGCCCGGAAATCTACAACGATACAAAGGAGATGTGAACCATGCTGGAAGCTATTATGAACAACCTGATCAATATTGGGTGGGCAATGCTGATCTTCTTGGCGGCGTACCTGTCCAATGTGGCCTTTTCCCTGTACTACAATATCAAAATTTTGCTTCAGCCTTTTGACCGGGAAAAAGCAATCAATTCCGCCCTGAAGGTTGCGGCCTTCGTGGTGGGGCTGACTTTGCTTTGTGTGAGCATTACCACCCTTCCCCTGTACGCCAATCAGGTTGGTTGGGCAATCCCGGAAGAATATGCTGATATGTTTGCTGATCTGGTCATTATTGGGGCGGTTCTGATTGTGTCCTGTAAGTACATTGTGGAAGCATTCACTAAATTCAAAGCTATTTTGGAGGTGACACCTAAAAATGAAATTGGTGCAAAGTATCCTGACGAAAAATGATTGCTATAAGAGCGGCAGGAAGATCACGGTGAAAGGGCTGATGCTCCATTCCGTGGGCTGTCCCCAGCCTAACGCTTCCGTATTCGTGAAGAATTGGAATCGTTCTGGCCTTGAAGCCTGTGTGCATGGGTTTATTGACGGGAACACCGGCACCGTGTATCAAACCCTTCCTTGGAACCACCGGGGCTGGCACGCTGGCGGAGCCGCTAACAACACCCACATTGGGGTTGAAATGTGTGAACCGGCCTGTATCAAGTACACGAGTGGGGCAAACTTCACTTGTTCCGATCTGACTACCGCAAAGGCCGTGGCAAAAAGAACCTATGAAGCGGCTGTGGAACTGTTCGCTTCCCTGTGTAAGCAATACGGCCTTGATCCCATGAAGGATGGTGTGATCATTTCCCACCGGGAAGGTTGCGCCCGTGGCCTTGCGTCCAATCATGGTGATCCTGAACACCTGTGGAACCAGCTTGGAACGGGGTACACCATGAACGGCTTCAGGAAGGCCGTACAAGCCGCCATGAAGGGCGGGGGTGTAACTACTACCCCCAACACCGAAAAGCCCGCCACAGGCGGAACAGGGGCCACAGTGAAGCCCTATTTGGTGCGGGTAACAATCCCTGATCTGTATATCAGGAAAGGCCCCGGCACCAACTACGGGAAAAATGGCTTCATCAAGCCCGGTGTTTATACCATCGTGGAGGAACGAACCGGGGCCGGTGCTTCCAAGTGGGGCAAGCTGAAAAGCGGCGCTGGTTGGATCAGTCTTGACTACGCAAAAAAGGCGTGATACCGTGTTATTAGTTTGTTACTACCGCCCCCGATTTACCCCACTTCCTATGGGCTGAAATGTTCAGTATTTGGGTGCTTCGGAGCGTTGCAGAGCATACTAATTCATGGTACACTAATCGCAGAAATCTATAAAAATCGAGGGAAAGTAACTTATGGCTGGCGACCTTCATACTCATTCCACCTGTTCTGACGGCTCTGTTCCCATCCACCGCCTGCCCCTGATGGCAGCGCGGCTGGGGCTGAGCGCTCTGGCCCTCTCGGACCACGATACCACACTCAGTGCCCAGTACGCCTACGACCACCCGGTGCAGGACGGCGTGCGGCTCATCCCCGCCGCCGAGCTCACCGGCTACGACTTC